TAGAAAAACCATCTTCCGAGTCCAAAATAGCTATTATTATTCCTTTCCGAGACAACGAAAAAGAAAAAAAACGCACAAAACAGCTTAATAATCTGGTAGAATATTTTAAAACTTATTTAAAAGATGACCAATATAAGATTTATGTTATTGAACAAAGCGAAGACAATCGAAAATTTAACCGTGGTCAGTTGTTAAATATTGGATTTGAGTACGCCTCAAAGGATGGTTGTAATAATTTTATATTTCACGATGTGGACTTGTTGCCTTCAGAAGAATTAAAAGAATATTATGAGACGGCACCTAAAGATAAACCAGTTCATATTGCTGCAGTCTGGGATAGGTATGGGTCAAATCCTAAATATTTTGGTGGAATTGTTGCCTTTAATAAAGAAATGTTTTCCAATATAAATGGTTACCCTAATAATTTTTGGGGTTGGGGAGGGGAAGATGACGAATTATACAAAAGAACTAAGAAATCTTATGATATAATAAAAGTTAAAAAAGGTTCAATCCGTGATTTAGAAGACCTAACCCTTGAAAAAAAGTTAGATTACTTGAAGGAGAATGACCTTAAATTTATGCAGAAAAACGAAGCTCTCGCAGAACACGAAGCTACCTGGAAAAAAAATGGGTTAAATACATTAAATTACAAAGAAATGGAGATAGATTCGTGTGGTCTTAAATGCGAAAAAATTACAGTAGATTTAAATAATGTTGGCAATGTAATTATTAGTGAAGAAAAAGAAGAAAATTTACTAGAAGCACCAAAAGACATATTGCAAGAAGAAGAAGAACACGCTGTTCCAGCTCCTAAAACACATCACAAACCACCACAAGAACGTTTCAGTGACCTAATTAAGTTGTATTATTCAAAAAATCCATTTGTCAAAGGAATTATAAATCACGAATTGGAGGTAAAATTTGGCACCAAAGGAATTAAAGGAATAAAACAATTAAATCGTAATGATTATGATAATGTTATAAAAAAACTGAAGTCGTCACAATTTAATATAAATGGGGATAGTTCAGGTCTTTATAGTTTACGTGTAAATTGTGAGTTTTTAGACAATGCTACTGGAAAGTTTAAAATGTCTGATGTTAGAAGTGAAATTAACGGAATAGATAAAATTCAATGGTATTGTCAAACGAACGACATTAAAGAGTTATATAAGGGATACTCGCCATCAGTTAATTTTATTCATAAAAAGCCAGTTTATGTGAATAAAGATAAGGTATTTCCTGTTGATTTTGACGATTTTAATTTTAGAGTTTCATATCAAACAGAAGAAGTTGTAAAAACAGGTGTTAAAAATTTTATTCTTAATAGTTGGAAAAATTCTAAAAAAGAATTTCGTTTTATGAACCGTGTTTCATTTTCCCATCCGGAATATCCATTTATCATTGATTTAAGCATAGTTAAATACGGCAATAGGCATCCTGATAAGTTTGGACATGAAAACAAAGGACAAATTAAAAGAGTTTATACGTTAGATGAATCAAACATATTTAATAACCCAGAACATTATGAAATGGAAATAGAAGTAAATAATGCTAAAATTGGTCCTGGAACTAAATATGATACCCCTGAAAGCATTCTGGAAAGTCTTAGAAAAGTAACAAAAATTGTTCTTAGCGGTCTCCAAGGGACGAACTACCCAATTTCATATTTAGAACAAAAGACAGTTATCGATACATATATGAAATTAATTTGGAAGGACGAATACGAGACGAATAAAAATGTTTCAAGTAAAAAATTTATTGGTCCTAATTCAATTACATTGCAAATGTTAAATATAGCAAAGGTTGATGAAAATTCAAATGAACCTAATATTAGAAAGGATTTTGTTGTAACAGAAAAAGCTGACGGACAACGCCATTTAATGTACATCTCTAATGAAGGTAAAATATATCTTATTAACACAAATATGGATGTTTTATTTACCGGCGCAAAAACAAATAATAAAGAATGTTTTAATTCCTTACTTGACGGCGAGTTAATTTCTCACGATAAAAAAGGCAAGTTTATTAATTTATATGCTGCGTTCGACATTTATTTTCTTAAGAAACAAGACATACGGATGTTTACCTTTATGTTATTAGATACAGAAGATGATGTGTATAAGTCACGGTATCAGCTATTAAAATATTTTGAAAAAACAATAGATTTGGTTTCTGTTTTGGATACAAAATCCCAAGAACAAAAGAAGGAAAAATCCCTTAAAGACATGCTTTCCTTATATAAAAATGTGAATAATAATTTATCACCTATTAGATTTACCACAAAGGAATTCTTTCCCAATAACAATAAACAAACTATATTTGAAGGTTGTGATACTATTTTGGAAAAGGTTTCGGAGGGTCGTTTTGAGTATGAAACAGATGGTTTAATCTTTACTCACGCATTTTATGGGGTAGGTTCTAATGTAATTGGAAAAGCTGGACCCAAAACAAAAATTACATGGGAAAATTCATTTAAATGGAAACCGCCCAAATATAACACAATTGATTTCTTGGTTACAACAATTAAAGGTAAAAATGGCGACGATGTTGTAAAATCATTACACCAAGACGGGCAAAATAATTTATCAGTTGTTCAAATTAAAGAATATAAAACCATAGAGTTAAGATGTGGTTTTAAAGAGAGCAAGGACGGATTTATTAATCCTTGTCAGGATATTATTGATGACAAGATTCCTGAATTTACGAATCGTTCTGAAGATAAACAAGACAACGATTATGTTCCTATGAGATTTTATCCAACAGAACCATATGATCCTAATGCCGGGTTATGTAATATTATGTTAAGTATGGATGGTTCAGGAGGGAAAAAAATGTTTTCAGAAGAACACGAGGTTTTTGAGGACAATACAATTGTTGAGTTTAGGTATGATTTGAATAAAGAAGAAGGATGGAGATGGATACCATTAAGAGTTAGATATGATAAAACTAGTAAAATGATGCGCGGTGAAAAAGAGTATGGCAATGCTTACAAGGTTTGCAATGATAACTGGAAGTCAATACACCCAACCGGAAGAATAGAAGAAGACATGTTACGCACAGGGAATGATATACCAAGCATTAGTATCAGTGAAGATAAATATTATAATACACCTGCTGGAAAATTTAAAACACAATCCATGAAAGATTTTCATAATTTGTATGTTAAAAAGAGACTTATTTCTAATATTTCAAAACAAGGGGATACATTAATTGACTTTGCGTGTGGAAAAGCAGGCGACTTACCTAAATGGATTAGTTCTAAACTATCATTCGTGTTTGGCATTGATATATCGCCAGACAACTTAGAGAATCGCATTGATGGTGCTTGCGCGCGTTTCTTGAACATGAAAAAGTCTAATAAAAACATGCCACACGCTTTATTCGTTAATGGAAATAGTGCGTACAATATTAAAGACGGCACAGCAATGTTAAATGAAAAAGCTAAACAAATTACATCTGCTGTATTTGGAAATGGAACTAAAGAATCGGATAAAATTGGAAAAGGTGTAGCAAGACAATATGGTAAAGGTGTTGACGGATTTAATGTGTCATCATGTCAATTCGCAATGCACTATTTCTTTCAAAATCCGGATACATTAAGAGGATTTATGAAAAATCTTGCAGAATGCACCAAACAGAACGGTTATTTTATCGGCACTTGTTATGACGGAAAAATAGTATTTAATGAACTTAAAAAAATTAAAACTGGAGACTCTATTAAAATTATTGAAGATGGAAAAAAAATATTGGAAATAACAAAACACTATGGTGCTGACACATTTGAAGACAACTCCAGTTCAATCGGTTATAAAATAAAGGTATACCAAGAATCTATTAATCAAGGTATATTAGAATATTTGGTTAATTTTGATTATTTTAATCGTGTAATGCAAGCTTACGGTTTTGAAGTAATATCACGTGAAGAAGCCAATGAAGCAGGACTTCCAGAAGGTTCTGGGTTATTTAGTGAATTATTTATTAATATGTTGGATGAAATTTCTAAAAATAAGTTTAAGTCTAAGGATTATGGACAAGCACCTAATATGTCCAGAACAGATAAGAAAATATCATTCTTGAATCGTTACTTTGTTTATAAAAAAGTAAGAACTGTAAATACAGAAGCTATCCAGTTGGAACTTGGAGAATACAATGAAACAGAAGCATTAAGAAATGCGGTTGAAACACAAAATGCTCAAACCGTTGCCAAAGAAGAAGTCGCTAAGATAAAACCTAAAGTTAGAAAATTAAGCAAAAAATTGATGCTTGTTGCGGCTACAGAAGCATTAGAACCGCAAACAGAACTCGCACAAGAAACAAAAGAAAAAGTATCAAAAAAAACAAAACCAGTAGCAAAAAAAACAAAACCAGTAGCAAAAAAACTGTTAATAATAGAAGATAATGATGAAGATAAATAATTTATAATAAGGTGTAATATACTTAAATAAAAATTAACATATATAATAGTGAACTAAATGAGTTATTACACAATGCCTAAAAATAATACCATTATTAATGTTAGCCCTTTACAAGACGATTATGAAAATACAAATCCATATGTATCACAAAGTCTTTATAATTATTATAATAAATGCAGAAATGAAATTGAAAATACTTTTTTAAATAATGCTGATTTATCAGATAATTTTTTTGACGAACTAATTAAGATTGTAAATCCTTGCGAATATATTTTTTCAGTTGTTCCTGGTTTTAATGTACCAGTTTGTAAATTGAATCCTAAAACCAATTTATTTTATGATTTTTTAGAAGTTTCAACAATCACTAATATTTTCGAGTCTTTTAAAAACAAAAATGTTAAAACACTTCACTTCACACCAAATAATAACGACACAATAGAATGTTTTAAAATGACGAGAGAGAAATATAACGACGAAAATGTTTATTATGATGAAATTAACGAAGATAATATGAGAATGATTGAAAATAAGAAATTTGATTTTTTATTTATTGAAGTTGATTTAAACAATTTTAAAAATTATATAAGAAATTTAATAGAGTGTTTAATGTTAATTTATAAAAATCAAGATTGTGACGGAATGTGCATTATCAAAATAAATCATATTTTCCATAAACCAGTAGTAGACACATTATACATCTTATCATCGTTATATGAAAAAGTTTTTGTTTTTAAACCAACTACAAGTAATATAATATCATTTGATAAATATATCGTTTGTAAAAAATTTAAAAAAATACAAGACGATAATCTTGAACATAAGTGTAACTATTATAAGTTATTAGTGTTCCTGAAAAAAAATCTAGATAAAAATATAGTTTCTATTTTAGATTATGATATTCCTAATTATTTCCTAACAAAAATTGATGACATGAATAATACAATTGGGCAGCAACAACTTGAATCATTGGATTTAATAATAAATTTATTAAAAAATAAAAACAAAGAAGAAAAATTTCAAACAATAAAAAAATGTAATGTACAAAAATCAATAGCTTGGTGTGAAAAATATAAAATGCCATTCAATAGATTTTCAGAAAAAATAAACATTTTTTTGCCAACAAATACAGAAATAAAATAATTTTGGGTTTCACCATTACAAACATATAATTCTACTAAAATCTTACAAGAATAAATAGAAATCCATTATCATATAAAATTTTTAACGATGGGTTTACCGCATAATTACAATTTATCTAGCATAATGTTATTTTATTTGTATTGAAATCAAATTATAATATATTGAAATAATATAATATCATAACATATTATATTATATTAATGTTTATTCTTTTTTGTGCGTTGTGTATATTTGTAAATTTAAATAAATGTTATATTATTTCAACTGAAAATAGTAATAATTTCAATATTGAATATACAGATGATTCTCTTACAATAAATGTTCAAAGTGAAACGAACAACTATATTTTGGATGATGATACTACAAATAGTGAAGAAACCCGCCAAACAGACAGTAGTAATGTTATAGACGACACCAGCAGTGATAATACTAAACAAACAGAAAATAATGATAGCAATAATAATTTAGATAAAGGATGTAATGGAAAAACAACAAACAATTGGAAAAATTGTATTGAAATATACCCGTCCGTATTGCCAACAATAAACCCAACAGAGTTTCCTAGTGTATTACCAACATTACAACCAACACTTATGTCAAGTGAGTTACCATCATTAAATCCAACTCTGTTACCTAGTGTGTTGCCATCATTAAAACCAACAGAGTTTCCAAGTGAGTTACCATCATTAAATCCAACTCTGTTACCATCATTAAAACCAACAGAGTTACCAAGTGAATTACCATCATTAAACCCAACAGAGTTTCCAAGTGAGTTACCATCATTAAATCCAACTCTGTTACCATCATTAAACCCAACAGAGTTTCCAAGTGAGTTACCAACATTAAATCCAACAGAGTTTCCAAGTGAATTACCATCATTAAAACCAACAGAGTTACCAACAT